GGAGACGCAAGTAAGCCGACGCGGAACGGATCGTTCATCCCTATGACTTTTCTAATTGCCTCTGTCTTAGCCTGTCCTGATGCTACTGAACTCATCACAAAGATGCAGTCCTATAGGATCTCGGAGGAAACACGAGCTGAAATGATTCAGATCGTTAAGGATAGTACAATCGAATGTGACTGGGACGCAAACGCCGACTAAAGGAACGGATTAAAAACCCAACTACTTTAGGAGTAAAAACAATGGCAAAAGTCATCTATCGTGGAAACGAGTACGATACCACTGAGTATCGTAAGGCAGTGCTTGAAGAAGCACAGCAGAACAGAAATCATGATCTCATGTATCGTGGTCTCAAAGTTACCAAGAAGGTAGCACTCGTTTCTTAAGTCACTTACTTATCAAACTATATCCCTGACTACATAATGTAATCGGGGATATTTTTTATGCAAAAAGGAAAACTGAAAATATTAATTGATCAGTTGGAAGATTTATTAACAGAATTAAAGGTAGAAGTATACGCAGATAAAGATTCTTACCTTGACAAGAATGGGGATCAATGGTATAGTGGTGATGACGATGATGGATACCAAGACTAATGAAGAAACTTTGGAAGGAAGTTATGAGAACCCCTGGACCTATAAGGGTACAGCTTTTACTTCTGCTGACATTAACGATTTCTTCGGTTTCGTCTACCGTATTACAAATCTCCAGTCGGGTAAGCAATACATCGGAAGAAAATATTTTACACAGCGTCGAAAGCCTAGAGGTGGGAAACGCAAGGTTACGTCTGAGAGCGACTGGAAGAACTACTACGGAAGTTCTGCAGAACTTAAGGCCGATGTTAAAGCTATTGGAAAGTCCTGTTTCAGTAGAGAAATGATAAGTTTACACAGTACAAAGGGATGGACAAACTATGAAGAGACTAGGCAACTGTTCCTAAATAATGTACTGAGTGAGGATGAGAATTATTATAATTCTAATATCCTTGGTCGCTATATGAAGAAGGATTTCCACCATGAACAATGCCCCACCAATTCTTAAAGAGCAGTGCCACTATCTGTTACAGTGGATGCAAGATCGTAGTGATGTACTAGCAATGGACAAGCAGTACGATGATATGTTTGCACTGTATATGGAATGGAATGAGTGGATTGAACAAGACAACCCTACATTATTAGCACTAGTACGAGATGAAGAAAGCTGACGTAGATTACCTATATGATTGGGCATCTTATAATGAATTTCCTTTGAGAAAGGCACCAACCTCTGTTGGTTATGCAAAGGATAGTAATACAGGAGACGATAAAGATATATACTTCTGTTGGCTCAAGGCAAGAAGAGATACTCATGGTGGTGTTAGACAAAGTGTTGTCGATGATCCAAGAGCAGTAGAAATATTACAACAGAAAGAGATACTGCTTGCAACAATAGCAGTCTTCACTCCCGATACAGATTTACCGACACACAAAGATCCAGATGTATATGATCAACCTTACAGGAGGATACAGATTCCATTGAGTGTATACCCTGAACAGTATATGATCTGGGAAGAAACTGGAGAGACTATCCACTGGAAAGATGGGGAAGCACAGGTCTGGGATGTTATGGATCATCCTCACTCTGGTTATAATCATTCAGAAGAAGATATGGTGTTTCTATTTTTAGATATTCAAAAGACCGATGATAACAGTACGCTGCAAGAAGTGTAATACTACTCTCACTTCTCAACATGATCATGACTACAATGTATGTGGTTGTGACAACCAGACCTATGTTAGGGGGGATATAATGGGTGGTAATAATTTAGATGAGGTAGTTCAAGTAACTATACCTAAACCACCTAAGATAGAACCAGAACTTAAGTTGGGAACAGATGCCCCTAGGAAAAGAAGAACTAGATTAATTGATGTAGACATACGATGAACGTTTATCAGTTTGAAAAGATTGTGAATGGATTTTCTTCTCTTAAGATACTCCATGAGATCAATGACTTTAATCCTCTTAGTCGTAATGCTTGGATAGGTATACATGATGAACCTGATAATGCAATTGAAGCATACATCTTAGATTCATACTCATTTTTATTTGAGGATCAGTTTCATGGTGTAGTTGGATTTGAATGGTGGTTTCATGTCATGGATAATGATAGAAGTATGATTACATTTCATGCTGATCATGATGAATCTCATCGAATACAAGAAGGTGAGATGAAGTATCCATTATTATCTACATGTACATACTTTGATCAAGATAGGAATCCAACTATCTTTTTAAATGCTCAACACAAGAGTAAGTTTGAGAGACATGTAGAACCTTGGCCACCTACAGAAGCAGTCTTTTCTTACCCTGCTAGAGGTAAGATGGTTGCGTATGATCCCACCTATATACACGGGATATTACCAGGAAGTGAAGGTCGCACTTCTTTATGGTATAATGTATGGGGATACAAACCAAACTATATGGAGAGAGTTGGAATACCTCGTAGAGGATTTCTTTCTGATACGACTCATAGATCTACCTTTATAGGTTGTGAATCTATAGAACCAACTGCTTATCTTGGTGAGACCAAGACCATAGGTTTAGAATGTAATCACAAACGTATAGATTTAGTTGGACCAGCAGCTGCAATTCCTGCTGGAACTTTATGGAGGGTACAACAATGATTGTAATTAAGGAATCAGATCTTAAGGAAAAAGAAAATCACTACATAAAATTAGCAGAGGAAGGTGAAGTTATACTGGTTGAGAAACCAGATGGCAACAAATATATGATTGTCCCACAAGATCCAAACGATCTTCAGGGCATCTGCGATATCTAAATATAAGAACCCATGAGTGTAATTATCTATCAAGAGCATTGCGATTTGCTGGAGAAAGAGAACGAAGAACTTAGGGAAGAGGTTACTTTTCTTCGGATGCAGTTGGAGTACAAGACTTTAGGTCCACCAATCCATTCCCAAGATGACATAAATATATAAAAAGACTTTGTTTAAATGGATTGGCAACCACATATAGTTGTTAAGGCAGATGATAGTTCTGTCGTTAAGACAGCTACTACCGCATTAAGAACTTTCAATGTAGGCTTTCCAGGTAAGAAAGCTACGGTTCATTTTATAGGTACTAACCTAACCATAACTAAGGAGATTAAATCTTGGTGTGGAAAGGGAGGTCATAAATTTGTACAGTACCCACCATCAATAAGGCAGTCCCAGTTACATCATACTATTTGTAGTAACAGTAGACTGCCTGTTGTATTGATTAGAGGTACTGTAGTTTTCTATGAAGACATAAGTGACTACAGCACTACTAAATTGTTTGGTGCTGACTATCAACCTAAGAGGTATATGTACAAGGGTAATGAGAAAGTCATTACACTTGGTGGAATTGAGAAGAGTGTTATATTTGTTCCTAATCCTACTAAACTATGTGCTAAGGTTGAAGAGATCACATCAATATGGAGAGCACCTGCTCAACGTGCTTTACCTATAGAGAAGAGAAGGTGGTGGGATTCACAGTGGATGATCATGGATGGTATATGTTATCAGCAACAGTCTGGTATCTTTAACCTAATCTATCACTGGGATAAGAAATTAGTTGCTGACTTTACTAAGAAGACTGCTGCAAAGTATGAGAGTGTATTTGCTGGTAATGATTACCCAGATATCTTCAAGGCAATGGAAGAGAATAATGAGGACACTAGCCTCATAACTAAGTACATTGATGCAGCACTTAACGATGATTGGAAGACGATTAAGGGATCGAAGAAGAAATACCTTGACAATATTAAGGATACTGTGATATAATCCTGCTATATATAAACAGCGTTAAAAACTGTTTATGACTGAACCCGTTAAGGAGGAAGTAAAAAAGAAGGAGGAGCCGAAAGGTCCACTAGGTAAATTAAAGTCTGCTCTGTTACCAGATGCCGAAGAACAAGCGGCAATCATAAGTACAGCTGTCAGAATTACAGTACTTGCCTGGTCGGGCGGAATCTTGACGTTAAATTACGTGTCGATTCCAGGAGTACCGCAACAGAAAATTGATCCAACTTTTATAGCTTCAGTTTTTACTGGAGTTTTAGCTAGCTTCGGAATTCAGACCGCTTCTAAGAAAGGAGACGGTACTATGAAGATGGATAAGAATGGTAACGCTGTTAATGGTGGAGCACCCCCTGTTACTGCGAAGGACATAGAAGCAATCATGGCGAAAGCTAGTGCTGGTCCTGTTCAAACCATTCGTATTGAGCAAGCACCTCTTAAAATTACTACCGATTCAAAACCCCAAGAACCCTATAAAATGTAGACCCATGCAAAAAATTGTAAATGTACTTGCTATTGCGAGCTTCGCTGTATCTGGTGCCGTTGTTATTGGTGGCGTATCTGTATATGTCAATCGAGGAAAAATTATTGATAACGTCAAGTCTCAAGTCATGTCTAGTGTGGCTGGTGCACTTGGTCCAGCGATAGGTGGAGCACTACCTGATACAACTGGCCCTGCTATGGCACCACCAGCAGCACCTGCTGCAGGTCTAGGACTTCCTCAGTAATGGCAGTAGATCACTGCATAGATGCAGATGAGACAAGAGAAGAGAAACTAGAAAGAGCATTAGCTATCTTTCTAGAATCTGTTCACAAACCTGACCATGCACTTCGTGGATGTGCTCATAATCAGAAATGTTATCATGAGCTGATGATGGTACGCAATCATGTGCTAGACTACCTACATAACATGAAACGTGAGGAATTCTACCGTGAATGGGAGAATTGATAAGGTAGCAATGACAGATCGCTTAATGAAGATCAGCAATGGTCTTCACACTAAACAGTGGTATCCTGAGTGGGATAAACGACAGAGGAGTGCCGCACAAAGAATTTTAATGAACGTCTTGGAAGTCCTTGACGAATATCATAGTTAGATGAGTGAGATACCGAACATTCATATTAATGAAATATATGTACCTAACGTCTACAGTTTGTACGTACCTCATTACTATGCCCCAACAGTAGTAGCACCAGGTCACCCTAGTGTACTACAATTCATCGGTAGACCTATAATAGATATGCCAGGGTGTGTTGAGGCACACAAGGAAGAGAATAGAAAGACAAAACTTCTACCTGAGCTTGCTGATGATGATCCTAAAGATATTATGACGTTGTGTCCTGATGGATTCTATCCATCATACGATGCAATGAATTATGAACCAGAACAATTAATAATTACAAGAGAACAGGAGGCACCTGATGTTACACCCCCTCCAGAACCACCAGGAACGCCTGAGACCCCTGAAACTGGTGACATAACACCAGAAGATCCTCCTTGCCCTGGTCCTACGTCACTACGTGTTGGTGCTGTTGGTCCCAGTGAGAAAGAGAAAGTAGTTGGTCATGAACTACAAAAGAATCCACAAGGTAAACTAATCTGTGTAGAGTTGTATGAGAATATTGGACCAATAGAACAGTATCTACCCTCTGCTCAAGTTGCTGCTACTACTGCGACGATTGCGACTGTGGCTGGGGCCAGTGCCCTACTTGCCAAACCCCTAGCTGATCTGCTGCTGAGAGTTTTTCGTCCTGCGATAAAGAAGGCTTTGACCAAGGTAAACGCAATCCTCGGAAGAAACCCTTACCGCCCGACTCAATCTGAGTTGAAGACGAATGAGTATCGGAAGAAGAAGGGGGAAGCTCCGATGAATTTTGCGAAGAGACACTCTGATCGGATAAAGGCTGAGAAGAAAGCTCAACAGAAGAAGGAGTAACTCCTTGTGGATTTGGTGTAAGACTATGGTTGTGTTGTGCTACCACTCCAGGTGGGTTAACTAATACAACGTCAGCACATACCTTAGCGTATGGTGACTTGGGATGGAACATGATACCAGCCTTCATCAATTCACCACAATTTTTTAGACGAGCTATCTCAAAGTCTAATCGTTTGTTAGCAGTTGCCTGTGCCATTGCTGCTATGTTTGTTTGAGCAGCTGTCTTACATAATTCTTGTAGTTTTTTATCTAATGGTTTAGACCATGTAGCAGAGACACCTAGAGATACATTGTAGTTCTCTGTTTGATTGGTACGAGTAGGCATATAATATAAAACATTTCCTGGGTTATCGATCTGTCCATCGTCGTCAGCATCATGCACGTCATAGACAGGATCATCATAGTATCTTTCAAAGGGACGCTTGAAAGCACCTGCTCCAGTTACATATGGAGTGACGTTCATGGTAGCACCTTGACACTGGATTCCACCACCATAGGTGTTAGTTATATACGGTCCTTGTAATACTTGTATAGCTTGGTTGGTAACTGAGCCCGAAGAGTTGGCTATGGGATTTGCAGTTGCTGATACACCACCTACGTCAGCTGCATAGGTAGGTGAGCATGTTAGTACTGCTACTGCTATTGTTGGAATATACTTGTCGTATCTGTGACGCTTGTTACGGTGGTGTTTCTTTGAATCACGGTGTGCGTCTGAAGCCCAGGTCCAGAATAATGTTCTGTGAATTGAAAGGCTGCTCCTGGAGTGCTCTGTACGAAGTTCGGTTTGTTTGCTGATGATAGATCTAATCCAGTCCATGTTGAAGTCACACCATTAGTGGTTACATTTTGATTTGTTGTCGCATCAGGTGCAACGTTAGTGGATCCTGCTTCTAACTCAACCCCTGTCCCAGAGACAGAATAAGTCCAGCCTGTAGCATAATCCATGGAATTTATCGTCTCCGTTACGGTAGACGTTGTTTCCGTATGACTCGTCATCGAGCCTTGGGTGAAGTTAGGGACCACGGGCACTGCATGTGCGGCTGAACCGCACATAAACAGTGTCGTTATAGCTAACTTCCTAAACACCTTACCTAATTTGTAGTTCAGTTACAAATTGACCTGTAGTATGAGTACCTGCACCACCACCAACTGCCGTTAGAACATGTGCCGATGTTATAGTACCTGTACCAGTTCCAGTACCAACAGCTGTTGCTGACTGGTTGGAGTAGTCACTAAGAGCACCTACTGCTGGAGCAGTAGTTTCAATAACGTCTCCTTGGATGAACGATTGGCTAAAAGTATATGCACCGCCAGCAGTTGTCTGGGTCGCAGTACCAAAGCTACCTTGACCTACTCCTGAAGTGTTCGTACCTAGGCCACCAACGTTACCGTCAGCAGAGTTACCACCACCAACGTCCATAGTTACACCAGAACCTGAAGCGGTATATGTTGAACCGATTCTTTCAGCTGTATTATATGCAGCTCCCGTATGCAAGTTCACACTTGATGTCATACGGTGAGTTATATCTGCGAATGCGGGACTAGTGAATCCCATTAACATAACAAGAGGAAGTAATTTTTTCATTTAATGTACACCTTACCCTGTAATATATGTATATTATTTATTCCTGTGAACTAGGTATCATATCATGAGTGCTTATACCCAGAGTATTCTAAATGTTTACAAAACTAAATAGTTACTCGTAACAAAACTTAAAACAGGTTAAATTGATGGGCGAACTTCAAGCCGTAACAGATTCAGCATCACCATTCTTAGCAATCCTATGGGTTTTCTATCCTATGGCAGCTCTTGTATTGTTAGAACTTATTATGAGAGCAGTTAATGATGACGATGATGATGACTTCCAAGGTGGCAAGGGCATTCGCTCACAAGAACCTGTCTACGCAACAGTTCCAAGCGGCGCATAACATGTATCAAGTATTTTTCTTAGCAACAGTAGCATATACCAATGTTGGATCTCTCGTTCTTCAATAACCTATTAATTAATACTCCTGCAGGTGCTCATGGACTGTTGGAGTTTGGATTTTTTGTGGCAGTAGGAATGACTGCAGGATCATTCGGTCTGATCTGATGGATACTTTGGGGATAACTTTGTTGTTGTGCGGTGGGGTAATTACATTTACTACATTTGGGCTAACAATAATGTATGTTAAGATGTATAATTGACAAACAGATACTATATACAGTATAATAGTAACTGTAGTTGATTCTGATCCATGAGAGAACAAATAATTAATGCACTACTTGCTCATGCTAATGGTGATATCCAAAAACATGTTGCTAATGTTGAAGTGTTTTTGACCAATCCTGTTGGAGTTGGTGACCATCCTGATGTTGTAGAAGCAATAGAGACTGAATTGAATACTATTGCCAAGTACCATGACCAGATTGAAGTACTTCAGAAGTACTTTAAATCATGACCACGTTATCTAAGGATATAAAATCAGGCACTAAGAAATCACACTCTGCAGCGGAGAACACAAAGTTCATCGCTGCATTTCTTCGTGGTGTCATCAGTGAAGAAAACTATAGAACACTTATAAAAGATCTTTACTTTGTGTATGCTGCCATTGAGCAAGAGATGGAGAGGTTGAAGGATGATAAGTACATTGCTCCTATTAATTTCAAAGAACTCAATCGCATAGAACAACTCAAGATGGATGTTAGGTACTACTATGGTCCTAATTGGAGATCACTCATTGCACCATCAGAGAGTGCTGTTCAGTATGTTGAGAGAGTACATGAGGTAGCAGATAAAGATCCTTACCTGTTGGTAGGACATCATTACACTAGGTACATGGGTGATCTTTCAGGTGGTCAGATCCTTGCTGGTATTGCAGAGAAGGCACTGAACTTACGAGAAGGTGAGGGTCTAAAGTTCTATGACTTTGATAAGATAGATGATAAGAAAGCATACAAGGATAAGTATCGTTTTGCATTAGACTGTTTACCTCTTGACAAACCAAAGATGGATGCTATAATAGCGGAAGCAAATTATGCATTCAAGTTGAACATGGATTTGTTTGATGAGTTGGGAGGGGATTCTAAAGATGGATGGAAAGCATTCTTCAAGATACTCAAGGGATTTCTTACACGGAGTTAAACTTATGACTGGCCTAACCTTTCATGTCTATCAAGAAGATGAGGTCGTAGCACATAACATAACTGTCGATGACTTAGAAATGCTTATTAAAAACAACGTTGTGGATGTCATGATCCATGACGTTGTTCCTGTATTAGAATATGAGATGGATGATGCCAGTTTCTAAACTGTCCTTCCTCTTGACAAACCAGTAACAAAACTTTATAATAAATAAACTTGGCGGTTTACCGTCCTTACTTCCCCCTAACCAAGACCACGGGGTTATAATGTCTTTTCATACAAGTAAAAAACGCTCTATTAAAAAATGACTACTCTTCAAAAGAGAGAAGGTGCATTATTACAGGGTTGGCCTCAGTTTACTGAATGGGTTACTAGTACAGACAATCGACTCTATGTGGGTTGGTTTGGTGTGCTTATGATTCCTTGCTTGTTAACTGCTGCAACTTGTTTTATAATCGCTTTCATAGCCGCACCTCCTGTCGATATCGATGGGATCAGAGAACCCGTTGCTGGTTCTTTAATGTATGGAAACAACATCATCTCTGGTGCTGTTGTCCCTTCAAGCAACGCAATCGGTATGCACTTCTATCCTATATGGGAAGCTGCTAACATCGATGAATGGTTATACAATGGTGGTCCATATCAAATGGTCATCATGCACTTCCT